AACCTAGCCATCCCTACATCATTTAGTTACTATGGGAACATGCAAACAATTTGCTTTGCAGAAATATCATCTGCATAAGCACACACATGGTCAGTAACAGCAGCAGATACATCAAGTGTACCATCGCCAGCACCGACTGGTGTTAGTGCATTACCATCAGCTCCAGCAGTTAAAGCAATAGTCAATGTTGCAGGGCCACGAGTTTGTAGCCATCCATATTCACCATCAGCTAAAATTGCCTGTAGTACACCAGCACCTACATTGACACTATCTGACACGTCAGAAGTAACAACATAAGTTTGTGTAGCACCAGCACCGTCATAATACGCAACTTCACCAGCAACTCCTGACACAGCAGCAGTACCAGCTTCATATTGACAATAACGATACACTTTACCGTCAGAAGTACGTCCTACTGAACCTAACTCAAAGGTTGCAGAGGTGTCAACTTGGGTAATATTCATTCCAGTTATATAAGACATAATTTTTTTACCTTTCTATTACGCTTTTATTACACCTTGCAATGAACAGTTCGATGCCGTCATGTTACCCATGAACAGAATGTGCTTTGTTATTGCATCTTGGTTGTTGGAAACACGATCATCACTAACCGCATAATTTGCATCTTTGTGTACTTTAAAGAACAGATAATCTGTGTTCAATAGATACATTTTGTCTGCACCAGCACCATTGTCAAGAACGACAGGAGCTGACCCACCAGGACCATTATATTCCAATGAACGGAAACCAGATGTGGCTTTGTCGCTCGTTGTAATACGTTGGATTGCTGTAAGGCTTTCCCAGAAGAAATTAAAGTAGTTATTATCGGCTGCGATTAGATTAGGACAATCTGAACCACGCTTTAGCTGCACCCATACTGCATTCATGTATGCCTGGATGTTTGAAGCTGAAGCAGCAGCACCACCATCTGATGACGCATCATAAGCAATATTACGCCAAAAGGCGAAGTTTGCTCTGTTAATGCCACCAACAGTACCAGTTGCAGGGGAAGGAGCAACGATCAAACCAAGACCACCAATTTCCTTACCACCAGAACCTGTACCATCAGAGAAGATACCAGTTGATAGATTATTAGCCATTGTATTTTCAGCATTCTTAACACGAGCTGCAATAAGATTAATCATGCGGTTCTTACCGCTGTTCTTACGCATATCAAGTCCAGAAATTACTACTGATACAGCAGCCTGTTTCCAATCAAATTCAGCAGCACTTATTACGTCAGATGCTGTAATATCTAGCACTTCATAGCCTGAGTAATATGAGAATGTTGAATTTTCAGCAAAATCAAGTTCTTGGACAAGCGATTGACCGCCATCTTCGAGCATAATATTGCCTTTACGGCTCAGTTCAGCAAGAACTGAGTTATTTGCGGTGACATTGTCTGCAACCTTACCTGTTCTGTTTTTCAAGGTAGTTGTTACAATGGCATCAAAGTTACTATTAGCAAAAGCCATAGCTATTCTCCATTATGATACACTCTCTCTCATCGCTTTTTGTACAGAAGCTAAAACATTATCTGGTTCATCAGCTAAAACATTATCCGGTGCAACATTATTAGTTTTCACATTTTTAGATGCAGCCTTACTATTTTGATTACTAGCTTTGCGTTCAGTGTTTAACTTTACAGCTACGTTTTCACGCTCTGCTGTTAAATATTCTGAACGTATATCAGGATCAGCAAAAACCGCCCGGTCATAAGCATCATTCATATCTGTTGCTATACCGGCAGTTATCATCCTACCCATTACTTGTTCCACTTTATCAAAATGTGGATGTAGTTTTTTACCGCTATCATCCGTTGCTTCAGCAAATAAACTGATTTGGTTTCTTGCTTCATTAGTGCGTTGATTAAGAGCATTATTTTCATTTTGTTGCAACTGAGCCATTATTTGACTGTTTTGTTGTTGCAACGCTAAAATTTCGGGATCAGCATAGGCTTGGCTGTCATCAGCTTCCTGTGGCAATACTCCATACGATTGTGCAAGCTGTTGAACAATTGCCTGGGCATTTTGTCCTCCATATTGCTGAACTAACTGTGATAGACCATTCACCGGGTTTTGAGTAAGTAACTGCTCTGCACCTACAAGTCTTTGAATACCTTGGATACGGCTCAAACCTTGTGCGTTCAGAGTAGCCTCAAATGGTGACATAAGCCCCACAATTTGCTCGTGTTCTTTGCTAACATCAGCGATGTTGTCAAATTTCTTTTGATAACCTCTTTCAAGATTAACTAATTTTTGTTTAAATGCGTCTTTCGTTGCATTATCAGGTAGACCGTCAAAAGCAGTTTTAGTTTCATCATCCCAATAATCTGGTGCTGTAAAACTGTCTTCTGTAGATGCCTCTTCAGTAGCTACTTCATCCGTATGTTGTTCACTATCGTCTTGTACTGGTTCTGAAGCCACTGCACCATCTTCTGTGCTTTCTGTAGCATCATTGTGCAAATCTGCATCATCTTCTGAAATAGGTTCATCAGCCATTTCCATAGCTGCCATAATATCGTCTTCAATGCTTGTCTCCTTAACTTCCTCAATAGCCATCCCATGTCCTTTCGATGTCGTTTTTGATGTCCTTTAATTTAGCCTGATCTTCTAAAACAGCCTTATGCTTTAGTCCTTCGTTAGTATCGTTACCTATTTCTTCATAGCCCATGCCATGTAATTCTTGCCGGTATTTCTTTTTACTGCTGTACATCTTGCCATCAGCATGTGACTTAAAATGCTCTACAGTATCGTCTGTTACAACTGTCAAAGTGCCAGTAGCTCTCCAATGGTCTAACTTAGCAGCAAATTCTTTTTTTGGCTTCTTTGGCTTATATTTAGCTGCATATTCACACCATAGGTAACTGCAATATTTGCTTAATTGTGTTTTTAATCGGCTGTATGCCAAACGAATTTCACCTCTATGGTATTCACCAACTGTAACTATTTGACCTGTTCTAGGATGTACTTTTTGCGTTACAATCATTGGTTAAAGTTCCTTGCGTTGCCAGCTAACACATCTAACTCGTTCTTGCGTATGGTTGTTGCATTACGTTCTGCTTCAGCCTCTGCCCTAGTTTGTGTGTCCATCATTTTAGTTTGTGCATTCATGTTGGCTATTTGCAATTTGGTTTGGTTATTCATTTGAGCAGTTTGTGCTTTTATTGCCATGTCTTGTTGTTTCATTTGCATTTCAGCTTGTGCCATCATGCCTTCTTGCTGCTGTGCCATAGCTTGCTGTTGTGCTTCTGGGTTTTGTTGTTCTTGTCCAGGCTGTTGTTGCTGTTGCCCCATCTGCTCAATACTATCAGTTAGCTGTGTAAGCTGATCTTCTAGTTGCCTACCGGCTTTAAATTGGCGAGCCACAAACTTTAAACTTTCAGCAAGAAATGGTGCTATTTGTGGATAGGCTTGTATTGCTGGTATTCCCTGACTAAGTATATTGCTTATTACTGTGCTATATTCAACAGCCTTTTGTTGGTCAGTAATCTCGTTTGGTTGCACTGTGCTATCAGTTTCTATGTCAATTCTGAAGTCACGCATTTGGTCATTTTGTAGCAATGCCATGCATTCTGGATCAGGCTCTATACCTGTTAATTTTTGCAGTGACGTTGCAGAAAACTCATCGGCAATGATTTCACCCATAATACGGTAACTGTCCCGGATAAACTCTTCCATTGGTTCACGTCTAGGACGCAACCGAATTGCACCGTAACTGCCCTTTAACCGTTGTGCTGTTGCTGTTTCTTGTGCATTTGAGTCACCACGTTGCAGATCAGATATGCCTGTAATCTCGTATATTTCATTCTTAATTATAGATTTACGCACCTCAAGTTGCTGTATAACAGCCGCAATTTCTTGCAATGGTAAACTAAACAATGCACCGGCAAAGCCACCCTTCTCACCAAAAGCAGTAGCATTCTTGATTGCTTTAAACTGTCCATCTTCCAAACTACTCATATCAACAACACTGTCTTTGTCTGCACCGTTGTAAGCACCAGCCACTTTCATCATTCCTGTCAGCTTTGTCAGCCTGTCAACAATTCGATTTAACTCAATGGCTTGTTCCTGGTAGATCATATATTCTGGAATTGGGATCATTGTGCCATTTGTTTCAAAGGGAAATAGTGGCTTTGGACAAGGGAAAAAATCAGTTAGTTTAATAGGTGGCTTTTCAATTTGTAGTGTGTCAGTAGCTTTATCTGTAAACCAAATACGTTGCCTTTTGGTCTTGTTCCATATTTCCCATACTTCATAAACTTCAACACCCTCATCGTTAGTGTTTTGTGGTAAGTCTATTTTATCGCAAGCATCTTGACCTAACAGTGATTTTATCTCGTCTAGCACTAGACCATGCCTACGAGCTTTCCACCATACGTCTTCTTCTGACCGGCTGTTGCTTTGTAGGTAATCTTTCCAATAAATGTATTTTGGTGTTACACGCTGTGATGATTGTATTTCAATTTGTCCAATACCATCGTCTGTAATGTTATCAGGCTCAGTTTCTATGCCGTTAATCATAAACAATGCTTCACTGTCTATTAGCTCACCAGCCTCATCAACTTGCGGTGGCATTTCTATGCTATCCATGTCTACAAGTTCAAAATCTGCATCATATTCAAACCATATTACACCTCTACCAACTAACAGCATATCATCACGACACTTGCGTAATGTTCGTGCAAATATTTCCTGATCTTGTTGGAACTCAAGACTGCGTTCTAGAATTTCTACAGCTTTCTTGCTGTGATAATCTTCGTCCTTATAGCGTCTTGATACGTTTGGTGGTGATACGGCTGAAAGTGTAGCTGCTTTAAGTATTTCAGTATTTGCCCAAAGAATATTAAACTGACCCTTACCTTTACGGTCACCACCGTCCCGGTATATCTTAATAATCTTGTCTGATTGTTTACGCCAAGGCTCTTCACAATGTTTGGCAGATTGTATTTGATTTTGCCAGAATTTCTGTAATTGACTACGACTATCTTGCATTAAATGTATCCCTCACCGCCACCACGAGCAATCTTGTTCCTACGCATTATTTCAGAAAAGTTCTCGTTTGGCAACCCCCCATGTACAACTTCTGGTGTTTTGGTAGTGTAAGGACGGCTCATGCAACCATATCTCCACTCGTCTGCTGCGTGGTCTTCCATGTGAGTGTTAAGGTCTTCTGGACGCATCATATCATGCTGTAATGCCGGTATTGTTCTTATGCTATCAACACAAGTGCTAAAACAAACAACCATTGGTCTACCGTCATCATCGCCTTTCATTCTGGCTCTCATTGTATCCCAACCGCCCATTGCCCCGGCTCGTGCTATTCGTTTATTGTCGGCTCGTTTAAAGTACGGTCCACCGCCTTCGTACATACGTTCTGCTATAGACGGTCCACCATCTTCACTAAACGCTGCTGGATCAAGAACACCATAATCCATCTCTTCATCATCAGCCATACGTTCTGTAATGCCCTGACCAACTAAGTTTGCTTCCATTCTCAGCCCTGTGTTTTTGTTTGATGCAGAACCATACCATTCTCTGTACCTTACCAGGCAGCCTCTTGGCAATGTTCTGCCGTTAGCCATTTGGTAGTCATCAGATACAACAGCCCACCATCCAAAACTAAATGGTGCTGCATATCCCCAATCGCCTGATATAAACCTTGTCCAATGTTCTGGAATAGTAAATGGTTTGACAACGTGCTTGTCATCTGACCAACAATCAAAGAATGCTCCTTCAACCACATTCCAATCACCTTCAAGCATTGCTCTGACCAGTGCATCTGAGCCAATACCTTTAAGCTTGTCTACATATGTTGGGTCTTGTTCTAACAGTGCCGGGTTATCATTTACCCTGGCAGGGATATATTGTCGCAACATACCACCTTCTTCACTATCAGATTTATATATTTCAAGTGGTTCTTTACCATCAATAAACGTGCTTTTTACAAATAGATGACCAATATTCGCTGGGTTAGAACCGCATAGAATGCGTGGAAACTGCCCTTTATACTTTTCTGGTATAGTCACACCTACCATCCGTACTCTTGCTCTAAGCTGTCGGTACATACGCTCTGTAAAGGTAGTTAGCTCGTCAATTAACAAAACGTGTATTTCACTAGAAAGGTACTTACCAACATCTTTTTCGTGCTGACAATGGCATAGGTAAATTCTTGAGCCATTCCAAAAAAACACTCCATCTTCTTTTATCTTGACTAAGCCAGCATCAACCCAAGCAGCCAACAAATTTCTAAAACCATTCATGCTATCAAGGTGTGTTTTGATTAAATCATCTCGAACACGTCTAAACAAATATATCTGTAAATCAGGTATTTCTGCACACCAATTAATAGCTGCTATTCTCATAAGATGAGATTTCCCACCGCCAGCAGCACCACCATATAAAACTTCTGTTGCTTTTGTGTTTAAAGCAATAGCCTGTTTTGGAAATAATTCTATATCAATTAATGCCTGACTAGACATCCTTTACCGATATATTAAGAACAGGCACTATATCTCTGCCATCTCTACCTGTGGTTTCTGTTCTTTCAACAAAGCCTCTATTTTTGCCTAATGTTTTTAATGTAAAAAATATGCTAGAGGGATGTCCTGTTTCTACATTTTTCCATAACCTATTTTCTGCCATGTCTAATAATTTATCTCTTGCAACTTCAATAGCATTGTCTAACTCAGGATACTCTTCACAATACTTTCTTACTGTTTCACGACTACAATTCAATGCATTGGCAGCACCAGATAAAGTACCAGCCTTTTCCAGAGCTTGTTTCATTTGATCAACAGTAAATTTTCGTTTCCCTGTATTTCTATTCCCCATTAACTAACTCCGCTTTGTTGCCTGTAAATTCTTCCCATCTTTGGACAATAACGTCACAATATTTTGGGTCAAATTCCATCATTCTGCACTCTCTATTGTTTTTTTCACATGCTATTAGTGTAGAGCCAGAGCCTCCAAAACAGTCATGAACAGTGTCTCCAGCTTTACTGCTGTTTACAATTGCCTTATCAATTAGCTCCACAGGTTTTTGTGTCGGATGAACATATTTACCTGTTGCTCCTCTGCTCATGTGCCAGAGGTCTGGCTGTGCTTTATCGCCATACCATTGTCCTCCACAGTAAAATATAAACTCATGTTGAGGACGATAATTACTATTACCAAGTCCAATACTTTGTTTATCCCAAACTATACACGCCTTAATATCCATTCCTATGTTTTTTAATGCAGCATCAAATTCAGAATAAGTTCTCCAGGTAAAGCACACGTATGATGCAGAACCTTCTTTTGTAAACAACTGTGCGTTATTAATACTGTCAGACACCATCTGCATTAAATCATTGCCTTGAAGATCGTCACCAATAATCATTCCATGTGCCTTTACTAATGCTCCCTTTTTTGTTGACCCAGCAGCCCTGCCACCACCGTAAGACATTCCGTAAGGTGGGTCTGTAAATATTAAATCAGACTTACCGCCATCCATCAAAGTTTCAACTGCATCAATACTTGTGCTATCACCGCACATTAACCTATGATTGCCAAGCTTATAAACGTCACCTATTACTGTCTTTGGTATTTCTGGAACTTCTGGTACAGCATCTTCATCGGTTAATCCCTCGTTTGTTACGTCAGGACGCATAGTATTTATTTCTTCATCACTAAAGCCAATGAGCGATACATCAAAGTCTTCTGCTGTTAAAGTATCAATCTCTAGCATTAGCATTTCAATATCCCAATCAGCATTCAAAGCTAACTTATTATCAGCCAAAACATAAGCTTTACGTTGTGCCTCACTAAGCCCGGTTAAAGTTATTGTTGGCACTTCATCTAAACCTATAAGAGTTGCAGCCATAACCCTTCCATGCCCAGCTATTATCGAGTTAGTTTCATCAATAAGCACCGGGTTAGTAAAACCAAACTCTTTAATTGATGCTGCAACTTGTTTAATTTGTTGCTCCGAATGTGTTCTTGCATTATTTACATAAGGTATAAGTATTGATGGTGAAACATAGGTTACTTTAAGACCCTGTCCATTTTTGGTTGTTTTATTTTTCATGCTGATGTCCTTTTGTTTAGCATATAAAACAATTACAAATAAATCAAGCGGTCTGTTTTACGGTAGTGCAACCCAAATAAATGTTAGCACAGTAACCAACGGCACAGCAACTAACACAGCTTGTATGATTGGTTTGACATAACT